TGACCGGGCCGTAACAGCTCTTGTTGACTTTTCATCCAATCCTGAGCTGCTTGCTGAGGAGTTGCTGCTAAGTATCCCTTACCAAGGTCAAACAGTCCCGCCGCCGCTGCTGCACCCTGTTTAGTCCAATCAATGCCAGCTCCACCTGCACTGGAGAGCATATAGTCTCGCTGTGCTGCTAATTCAGGACTAAGGGTGTATCCCGCTGATGTTAGGTTTCCTGCTGCATCAGTGGTAAAGTTGCTCTTACCAAAGGCTGTTGTAACCCCTACAGGTCGAAACCGAGCAGCATCTGCTGCAATACGAGCAGCCTCTGTTTGTGCAGCTGCCTGTGTGTTAGCAGCGTCTCTATTGCTGTTGCTCTGCATCATTCCACCAATAATGCTTGCTCCCGCTGGTATTAGAAATGCTAATGGCATATTATACGCCCTCCTTAATTAAAACTTCATCTATGTTATTTACGTCTGTTTCTTCCGTTGCGTGAATGCAATACCAGACACTATCCTCTAAAGCCATAATGGAATGGTTTAGGTTTTTAACAATGTTAATACAAGCAGGAGCTTCAAACACTTTTGAGCGTTCTCCTTCAAAGAGTACCTGTACCTTCCCTTTAGCTAATATGCTCAAGTGGTCATATGTATGTTTATGTTGAACAGCAAATGCCCCTTTATGAAGGACAATTTCCTTGGCATATAAGCCATCAGAGAAGTTATGTAGCATATTAGATTTTAATAATGAAGTAGATACCAAGAACAGGGTGTAGGTTTGCATCTGTGGCTGATGAGCCTGTAGAATCTGTTGTGATGGTATGCGTATGTGTAGGAGCTGTAGATGTTGTTCTATCTCCAGCGGTAATTGAAATCTCACCAGCATAATAGTTTCCACCAGCAAGGCCACTAGCCCCTACCCATGAAGTCACTGTATGGGTGTGTGCTCCAGCAGCAGCTGTTGTTCCTGTATGTGTGTGAGCCACGACAACAGCATCTTTAGAGCCTAATTGACTATTTGCATTGTATAAGTTACCTGCACCAATAGGAGACCTATTGACAAAGTTTGGTAGGTTGAAGGTTGTACTTCCATCACCAGCTCCAAACGTATTTCCAATAGTAGCATATAGAGCTGCATATGTTGAACGACTAACAGCTGACCCGTTAGCCATCAAGAAGCCTGTAGGAGCTGTTCCTAAGGCCCACATCATAACGGTTCCTGCCGGAGCAACGCTAGCAATGACAAAAGCTGTTGTCGCTAGTTGTGTTGTGTTTGTACCTACAGCAGCTGTAGGAGCAGCAGGAGTCCCTGTAAAGGTGGGAGACAAGCTATCAGCCTTTGTAGCTACAGCCGTTGCAATGTTATTAAACTCTGCATCAATCTCAGTGCCTTTGACAATCTTTAGGGCATTGCCAGTGGCTAAACTGTCCTTAGATGCAAAATTAGTGCTCTTTGTGTAATTTGTCAATCTTATTCTCCTTGTTTTAAGAAAGCTACTAAGATTTCTAAATCTTCAACAGTAGCGTATGCTTTTAATCTATTTGCTTTCCAAGAGATAATTTGTATGTTATCTTTTGTATAGCCTCTATCTGAATCAATCCTATCGATACTTGGACTTGTTTCTCTAAATCCTGCGGTATTAAATTCTAAATCAAAACCAAAAACAGGACATTTTCCGTCTACTGGATATAGCTCTTTAATATCGTCAAGAGTTATAGAATGTTCCCTGTCTTTAAGTTTTGCACGTTGTTTAGAAGCATTTAAAAGCATCTGCAATCTATATTCAAAGTTTTTACGCTTATTCTTTTGATATGCCCTGCTGTAATTTAACACAGTATCTTTATTTGCTTCTCTCCGTACTTTTTGATATGCAATATCGCATGAACGGCATTTATACTGAAGACCGTCTTTAGAAGCTAAGTTTTTAGAAAACTCAGATAAAGAAAGATGTTGCAAACAAGCATTGCATTGTTTACCTTGCTCGACAAGTTTTAGAAATAAAGACATTAAACAATCTTGCCATTTTTGGCGTGTATCTCAATCTTCTGTATACTCAGGGGGCTTCCTTGGATGTCAGCCTCATACCCTGTTTGAACTACCTTGCCTCCTCCTGTTGGGTAGGCTACAAGAGTTTGTAGAGCTACACCGTCAGAATATTCAGCAATGTTGTATTCAGCTACCCCATAGTTATAAACTTGCTGAGAAGCAATCTTTACGTTCTGTGCGTAATAGTTACCTGTAAAGTCGTAGCCCCACTTAATTGTCACAAACTGGTCGCTACCGCCAATAACCACTGTCGATAGTTTCTTCAGAATGGTTGTTACAGAAGGAGTACCAAGGTCGGTGTGGTTGGTAAAGTATTGAAACCGATAACTAGTTGTGTTGTCGAAGTAGCCTGTGTATTTACCAATGTAGCCAGCCTTACCGATTAAGAGACTTCCATCCCTACGGCTACAGAAACAAGCAGGAGTCATTCCGTCCCATGTCGTCACTCGTGCGCTGCCGTCCTGTAGGGCCTGTTTTAGGTCGAAACAATAGACAATGCTTAGGGAGGGTACAGAAAGGAGATAGAAGCTCTCTAAGGGGCTGTATACGCTCTTTACGAGGCTTAAATCAGCACCATCTAAAGCTCGCATCAAGTCGTCACGGACATTCTTGCTTAAGTCACGGAATGGAGCACTCTTTTCCTGTATGGTTCGGAGAATGCTTCGTACCCCTGTCTTAGACAAGAAGATGACATCAGTTCCTGTATTCTGGACACTATCTCTAGCAATACAGCCAATACCTGTAATTGTATCAGCTAAAACCATTGTTGAGGGACTAGAAGCTCCTGAATATACTAATATATTCTCAGTTCCTAGAATATACAAGAAGTCATTATGTGTAGCAAGAGCAACCACTGTGTCGTTTCCGTTAGGCCACACAGTTGTTGTATCTAGTGTTCCAGCACTTCCTGTTGCATACTTCTCAGGGTGTGTAACATCACTCCACTGAATAAGGCTCTTATCTGTTACCGTGTCTACATTCCATACACGACCAAAAGCAGCTATAGCAAAGTTGGATTGCTGCACTGTGCCATTATATCCTGATAGTTCACTAATACGTCTATAAGTTGTAGTTGATAAAGCAGAATCAAATACTAAGGGGTCATGTCCAATTTGGAAGGCATAGGCTGCTCCTCCTAGATGACATACACTCCAATTGTCTGCTGTAATGGTCGGAGCCGTGCCTCCTCCTCCGTAAGTCATTTCTACAAGAGCACCAGCATCTAGCTTAAACACCTTGTTATTGCCAAAAGCTAGCGTATACGGAGAACCATCATCACCAATGTGTTCTGAAATTGTCTTAATTATAGCACCGTTAAGAGCAGAGCTAGTTGTGTTCTGTGGAGACCATCCCTTACGAGCACCAATACGACCAAACTTATCAATCACTGCATTATTAGCAACAAGAGCAAAACCAGAAGCTAGGTCTAAGCTGCTGTCTTGTGTGTTTAGTCCAAAGAAGCCGGGAGCTGTGATACTGTAGGTCTGTATTTGCTGCGTCACTTATATTTCTCCAGATATAGTATACATTTTGATAATATAAGAATTGAATCTCGTGCGTGTCCTAATGCTGAATTGCAATGTTGGCATACAAGTCCTCTTACCTTTTTTGTTTTATGGCAATGGTCTACAAAAAGTATTCCTTTTGGTGCGTCTTTTTCGTGCATTTCACAAATACTGCACTTAAAGGATTGTTCCTCTAGTTTTTTATCATACTCATCTAAACTTATACCATAACAATGTTTTAATTGTTTTCTTCGTTTCCTGAGTTTGAATTCCTCAGTAGTTAGGTTTTCTTTTAACTTTTCATAGGCATAACGTTGGTTTGTATTATGACAGTCTTTACAGTTCCTCAGAAAACCACTTTTTTTGCTCTTTGATTTGTGGAATAAATGTTCTTCTTTGTTTTCTTTGCAAGTAGCGCAACAAATCATGCCCAATTCCAGCTGTCTAGCTCGTTATAACGGCTGTTCTCAATTGCAATGTAGTCTGACAATGCGCTCTTGAACATTCCATATGCTTCGCTATTTGTTAAGCCGCCGTCTTCACCACGTTCCACTAACGACCGAGCAAGGGCTAATAGAATGACAGGTTCTTTAGGAACAATCATTGTAGCTGCATCAGTTGTCAGCTCATTCTGTGGCTGATAGATATTAAAGAAGATTTGATAGACACCATCAGGAATAGGGAATAAATCAACCTGTGTGTCTCCGTTACTATCTACACCATTAAAGTTGTAATAGTTAGGAGGGCCTTTCTGTGGGGAAGCACTGCTCAAGAAGCTCTGAGTCATGCTAATACTGTCACGGCTCTCTAAATGATAGCGGTTAGTATTGTTATATATCTCAATAACTTTGAACCTAGAGCCTGTACCTACTAGAGCGTAGTTGAAGATGCCATCAGAGGTGTTGGCTGTCAGCGTTGTTGTGAGAGAGTTCCAATCGTAGGAGTCTTCAACTTGTCGTTTAGCATCGTTTACAAACTTACCGACCAGCTTGGACAGAACATTCTCGTTGACAGTGGTAACTTCTGGCTCACGCAAGCGAACAAGAACATCATTCACCAGTGATAGGAAAGTTGGTAATGCCATGTTTATTTCTTCTTAGGTTTGCTTTTACCTGCCTCTGAGAGGGCAATGGCAATTGCTTGTTTTGGATTCTTAACTATAGGGCCGCCCTTGCCTGAATG